GGGATTGCCGCTTGAGACTAGAGATTACGTCTCTAAGATTCTTGGCTACAACGAAAAGTTCGAGTCAGAGTATTACGACTCACCTCTTCGTTCAGGGAACTAAGCCTCAAGGTTTATCGGTTCTCCGCCTTCGAGCTTCCTGTATATTCGCTGGACAAGCATCCGTCCCGACTGAGACAAACCGAGCCTGTGCTCATTACCAGACTTCTCATGGAATAAGGCGTTGATGTAAGAATCAACCTCTTTACCATGATGTATTACTTCTACATACCCTTTTTGTTTCAGGGGCAGTATGGTTCTTTCGTACAGCTTCTTCCGGCTTCTGCTCATGGCATTCGCCAAATGAGTGATGGTGAAAAACTCGTAGTCGTAACAGAACAGAAGTGCTTCGACCTCAGCCAGCCCTACGTCGAAGTTAAGCTTTACATCTCTAAGGACGAGTGAGAGTTTCTTGAGGTCGTTTCGCTTGACGTATCGTTTGTTTAGTTTACTGAAGTTGCGTCTCCGACGTGCCGGATGGTGTCTACTCATTAGTAGTATATTTGCTACAAAGTTAATCGCATGGGAACACTTAGCGGAAACAGGATTAAGCTAACGTATCAAGGGCTCTTGAAAACCACTGATGCAGCGAACCTTACATCTAGTCTAAAGGTAATTGAAGACGGTAGCGGGAACGCCTCTGCTCTATCACTTTCGACGACTGAGGTAAAGGTTGCTGGACTCAAAATCGGCAGTGGTCCAAGTAGTCTGACCACCGGAACCGAAACAGATGTTTTGATTATTGCCAGCGATGGTACTATCAAGAAGAGGACATTCCCATCAGCGGCTACCGTCACGACTACCACTTCGGGAACTACAAGCCCACAAATTACTGTTGCTCAATCTACCGGAACTAGTAAGACTGTCACGTTCAGTGCAGGTGGCGGAATCACTCTTTCGAGAAACTCCGCAACAGACACGATTACAATTACTGCCGACTCTTCGGTGCCAACCATTTCTGAATTATCAGCAGCTGGGAGCATTGCGGCCAGTGACGGGAGCAAGGTCTACCTCTTGGATGGTAACTCAATCAATGGCGGTGTCATCAACCTACCTGCCATCTCCTCTGCTGGAGACAACGTAAAGTTCATTGTGTCAACTGAAAAGGGAACCGCCTACACAATTAAGGCCGGCAGTGGAGACAAGTTCTTTGGAAAGGCTACACTTGACAAGACTGATGGTAGCGCAAGGGCGATTCAAAACCAAGCCAAGAGCGGTAGCAACAACACCATTACGCTAGACAGTGATGCCGCAACCACTGGCGGAAAAGCTGGAGACGTGATTGAGTGCATCGCTGTTGACACGGAGTTCTGGATGGTCACCGCTCATCTTTCAACAAGTGGTGCCGCATCTAGCTGTTCCATCTTTTCAACTACTTAATGCCATGGATGATATTCTGAAGAAAGCAATGTTCTCTGAAGTCGCTGATGTTATGGAGCGTATTGAAGAGATTACCGAGAAGTACAAGCACTCGGGTGAGTTGGTCTACAGTGCTGCGTTTGGCTTTCTTGAGGAAGAAGGAGAAACCGAGAATCGGTGGAGCCTAGCCTACGGGCACAACTGTAAAGACCCAGATGAGTTTGAAGAGTTCATGACCCTTCAAGTACAAGCCTTCTCAGTAAACGAGGAGGAAGACCCATTCCCGGGTCTTTACCTAAACTAAAATCATGAACCTAATTAGAAAGATTGTCGTTGGGCCAAACCCCAAGGACGCAATGGCGTATTACGTCGGAATGAAAGCGGGGCCAGCCCGAGTGTGTGCAATCAAAGAAGACGAGGCATCGCTGTACAAGTACAATGTAAGGAGATACCACGTTTACCTAGAGGACGAAGATTCAACGTATATTTGGAAGACGGTTGAGAATCAGCCTATTCTAATTGAGTACGATTGTAATTTTGAATGAAAGCACTAAAGCACTTCTTTGTTGAGGTGCCTGAGAAAACAACAGGCACGATAACAGTAGGGGGTAAAGAACTTTTCCTTGACACAAGATTCAACGAGTTTGAGCATCGCGTTTGTTATGGGCGTGTTGTTTCTACTCCTGTTCAGGTTAAGACGGGAGTAAAGAAAGGCGACACCCTTTTCTTTCACCACCACGTCACCAAGAGTGACAACCTTAGAATCGACGACGGCATCTACATGGCTGTCTTAGACCTTGAGAATCCCAGAGGGAGTCACGCCATCGCGTATCGTGATTCTAAGGGCGAGTTACACATGCTTGCCGACTGGGTGTTTCTTGAGCCGCTTGAGGAAGAGGGCGATGAGGAGGTAACAGATGCTGGCATTGTTGTCGTTTCTCTCGAAGAGAAAAAAGAGCTGGAAGCAAGGATTGTCACCCCGTCCCAATACATGGTTGAGCAGGGTGTAAAGAAGGGTGATGTTGTCGGGTTCCTCCCGGACAGGGATTACAAGATGAAGCTGGACGACGACAGCATCGTGTATCGTATGACTGATGATGACGTGCTGTATGTCCGCAACTAAGTTCACAACGATTAGCGCGGCTCAGCGACTCATGAAGTCTATGGAGGTTGCCATCAACAACATGATTGATGAGGTCAAGCGTCCTGTTGACCCTGAGGCTGGTGGCTCTGCACGGAAGGCTGAGCTTCAGTCAATCAAGCAAACTGCCGTTGACTGCAAGGAGCTGTTGGTTGAAAGACAGAGACTTGAGCAGATGGTAAAGGACTTGAAGTCGAACGGAAGTATTGAACAAGAAAAGGATTACTCCGGCGGCTTCGCAGAGAAGTTTAGCAAATGAGTGTCCTAGAAAAAGTCGATGGTTATGATGACGAGGTTATCAAGATTTGTCCCAACGGTACACTCGGAGATGTCGTGGAGCTTGGTGGGATTCTCATTGGTCTTCCAGAGACTCCGAAGAGGGGAATCAAAGGAGAAGGCTTGGAGGCAAGTATGCAGATGTGGGAAAGGCTACCTATGCCATCAGAACTGTCCCGTATTCGAAGCATGGATGAGTGGGCCGAAACGCCCAAGGAGTTTCGAGAAAAGTTTCGTCCATTTATCGAGGAAGAATTTAGAAGGCGCAGGGAAGGTTTTTGGTTTTACAATCAGGGTCAGCCTACGTTTATCACGGGGAGACACTACATGCTCCTCCAGTGGACGAAGATTGACATTGGCTACCCCTCATATCTGGGATTCCAAAGAGACATTTTCCTTCACATGGCTGCTTGCGAAGTTGACCCGCGCTGCGTTGGCCAGCTTTACACTAAGTGTCGCCGCTCTGGTTACACTAATATCTGTTCCTCTGTTCTGCTGGACGAGGCTACTCAGGTTAAAGACAAGCTTCTGGGCATTCAGTCGAAGACTGGTAAAGACGCTCAGGAAAACATTTTCATGAAGAAGGTGGTGTCGATGTTTCGTCACTACCCTTTTTTCTTCAAGCCTATTCAGGACGGTACCACGAACCCGCGTATGGAGCTGGCGTTCCGCGAGCCATCTAAAAGGATAACGAAGAACAACAAAACATCGTATGTTGGTGACGCGCTCAACACAGTGCTAAACTGGAAGAACACCACCAACAATGCTTACGATGGTGAGAAGCTTCACATGCTGTACATGGATGAGGCAGGCAAGTGGGAAAAGCCTTCTGACATCCGCGAGGCTTGGCGCATTGAACGTACTTGTCTTATCGTTGGCCGTCGCATTGTCGGCAAGGCACTTGTCGGTAGCACCGTCAATCCGATGGATAAGGGTGGCTCGCAATACAAGCAGCTTTGGAAAGACTCAGACCCGACAAAGAGGAACGCTAATGGTAGAACTACCTCCGGCCTCTACCGTCTATTCATCCCAGCCTACGAAGCCCTAGAGGGGTTCTTTGACGTTCACGGCAACCCCATCATTCAAGACCCAGAAAAAGAAGTGCCCACTCTTGATGGGGACATGATGACGTTTGGGTCTAAGACGTTTCTGAAAAACGAGAGGGATGCCTTGAAGAATGACGCTAAGGAGCTAAACGAAATCATCCGTCAGTTTCCGTTCACGCCCGACGAAGCCTTCCGGGATAGTGTCGAGGGCAGCCTGTTCAACATCGGAAAGATTTACGAGCAGATAGAACACAACGATTCGCTGTATCCAAACCCAGTGGTGAGGGGCAACTTCCAGTGGAAGGGCGGTGTGCCCGACACCGAGGTCGTGTTTCTACCGAACCATCAGGGCAGGTGGTATGTGTCGTGGATGCCTGACCAAGAGAACAGAAGCGTGATGTCCATGAACAGGAACAAGCGCGTGCCACCAAACCCACACATGGGGTGTGGCGGAGTTGACTCCTATGACCTTGACGCAACTGTAGATAGCCGCTCATCCAAGGGTGCTTGCCACATCTACAACAAGTTCAACATGGACGCGGCGAGCAACATGTTTGTTGCAGAGTACGCCAGCCGCCCACCCATGGCAAAGATTTTCTACGAGGACGTGTTGATGGCCGCTGTGTTTTACGGATACCCGTTGCTCATAGAGAACAACAAGTACGGGATTGTAAGGCACTTTGAGTCAAGAGGTTACGACGGTTATGTGATGGACCGTCCTGACCACTTGAGGTCAACCTCATCATCCACAAACGTCAAGACAAAAGGTATCCCCTCAAACTCTCAGGATGTAATTCAGGCACATGCCTCGGCCATAGAAGATTACATCCACAAGTACGTTGGCCTGAATGAGCAAGGCGAGCCGGGCAAGATGTATTTCAATAGAACCCTAGAGGACTGGATTGGATTCAAGATTGACAAAAGAACCAAGTACGACCTTTCTATTAGCTCTGGTCTTGCACTGTTAGCGGCACAAAAAGTCAAGCCAAAGGTGGAGAAGAAGCAGTTTGATGAGAAGGTTTTCTTCCGCCGATACAAGCTGAGCTAACGCTTCCCCGGTATGACTATATTTGCACTTGAGTCCAACAAAGTATTTCATGACCCAAGGGAGCAAAAATAACAAATACGGAAATTTCCCAGACCCCTTTGCGTCACCACTAGAGAAATCAGACCGCTCCTATGGATTGAGGTATGCGAAAGCTATTGAAAGCCAGTGGGGAAAAAGCGACAACTCCGGCTCTCTGCTGAGACAACGCTTGCACGATTTCGAAAAGAATCGTGACTACGCAAACGGGACTCAGGACACCTCTGTGTACAAGCAGATTCTAAACGCGCTCGACCCAAACAATGGCGACGGCACGCTGCTCAACCTTGACTGGAGTCCGGTGCCTATCGTGCCGAAGTTCGTCAAAGTTGTAGTCAACAGAATCCTGTCAAGAAAACCGTATCCATCTATTGATGCTATTGACCCTGTGAGCAAGGGGGAGAAGGACGAGGCACGCGCCGCTATCGAAGCATCAATCGAAGACAAGGAGCTTCTCAAGGAGGCCAAGGCTATGGGGCTTCAGCCTCAGATTGACCCAGACATTTTACCCGACACTACCGAAGAGGCGGAAATCTTCATGGAGCAAAACATGAAGACCAACGCTGAGATTGCTGCTCAGCTGGCGACATCGCTTACGCTGGACTGGAATGACTTTGACCAGACAGTTTATCGCAGAGCTGTCGAGGACTTGGTGGTCTGTGGTATGGGTGTAATCAAAAGAGACAACGACCCCAACTATGGAATCACAACCAAGTATGTAGACCCAGCCAACTTTCTTCACAGCTACACCGAAGACCCTACGATGTCTGACATTGTGTATGGGGGCCACATCAAGCGAATTAGCATTCAAGAGCTGAAGCGCATGGCTGGTAGCGAGATTTCGGAAGAGCAATACGAAGAGATTGCTAGGAGCGTGATGGGGAAGAAGTACAACGACAAGAGCTTGTTCGGTGTCAAGAGTTACGATAGAGGTGCTGGGGGATACACCCATGGTTACGACGATTACCTGATTGACATCATGGACTTTGAGTTCTTGTCTGTCGATTGTGTGTACTACGAAAGCAAGGAGTCTCAGTTTGGAAACACGGGCTTCTACTTCAAGGGTGGTGAGTACAAGGAGCCAACAAGCTCTGTGTACGACAGACAGCCATACAAGATGGAAAACCAAACCATCTATGGCGGGTGCTACGTTGTTGGCACTAGCATGATTTTCGGATACGGCATGAAGAAGAATGTGCCGAAGAACGTACACGACCTCACCAAGGCTAGACTCTCGTACAGCGTAGCGTGCACGAACATTCGTCGCATGAAGCCCAAGTCTATCGTGGGTAGCGTCATCGGTTTCGCTGACCAACTACAGCTTACACACCTGAAGATTCAGCAAGCTGTTGCTAAAGCAAAGCCGGACGGTGTTCTGGTTGACATCGAGGGTCTTGAGAATGTACAGCTCGGAAGAGGTGGTGACTTGCAGCCGTTGGAGATTCAAGACATCTATGAGCAGACTGGTGTCTTCTATTACAGGAGCAAGAACCCAGAGGGTGGCTTTCAGAACCCTCCAATCCGCTCAATCGAGAACAGCATTCGCAACATCAATGAATACATCAACCTGTACAACCACTACCTAAGAATGATTCGTGATGCTACGGGCATCAACGAGGTAATGGATGCGAGCACCCCAAAGGGTGACGCTCTGGTTGGAGTAAGACAACAGGCTCTTGCCGCAGGCAACAACGCACTGTACGACATTACCAACGCAAGCATGGTTTTGTACCGCAGGGTTTGTGAGGACATTGTGAAGTGCTTGCAGGTTATCCCTGACGACTCAGTGCTTTACAGGGTGTACCAAAAAGCTGTAGGTGAAAAGAGCATGGCGATTCTCCAGAGCTTTGAAAACCTACCCATGTACAACTTTGGTGTCATAGTCATTCAAGAGATGTCCGATGATGACCGCATCTTCCTTGAGCAGAATGTTCAGGCTACTCTCGCGCAGAAAGAGATTGACCTTGAGGATGCTATGGCAATCAGACAGGTCAAGGACATTGACCAAGCTCAAAGACTTTTGGCCGTAAAGAGAAAGAAGCGTATTCAAATGCTTCAGCGTCAGCAGCAGCAGAACATGCAGGCTCAGGCTCAGGCCAACGCTCAGGCTTCTCAAGCTGCGGCTCAGTCGGAAATGCAGAAGATGCAGATGGAGGCTCAAGTGGAGGCGCAAAAAATTCAGCTCAAGGGTCAGGTCGAGGTGCAAGTTGCAGCAGCCCTGCACCAGATGAGAAAGGAGTTGGAGATGATTAGGGCTCAAGCAAGTCTTGGCTTCAAGGCTGACGACAAGGAGTTCAGAGAAAAGATTGAAACCCTCAAGGAAGACCGCAAGGACGAGAGGGTGGTTAAGCAGGCCGTAGAGCAATCCAAACTTATCTCACAGAGACAGGGCAATCGTGGTGAGCTTGAAGGCCAGCAAGCCGGAATGAATCAAGAAGTAATCAACGAGATTTTTGGAGATGAGTAACGCAACGAAGATTAACCTAGATACCGCATCAAGAGTTGATGTGACTTGCAGAAAGGGAGACACCTTCTCTCTCAGACTCACTGTGACCGATTCAGCTGGGGCTGCTGGCTTCGCGGCTGGTGACATCTTTTTGTTTCAGGTCAGAGACTCTGACACGGGCTCGTTGGTGGCTAATGGGTCAGCCTCCGATTTTGCAAAGAGCGTAACAGCGGCTGGTGGCGATGTGACAAACAAGTATGTTGACATCACCGTGACGGCGGCTGTCATGAAGACCATGCCGTCAGGACTCTACGTCTACGATGTTGAGCAAAAGCTTGCCAGTGATAGCTCTGTTTCTACTTTGATTTTTGGTACACTGAAGGTGAACGAAGATGTTTCAATAACCGCGTAATGAAGCACAATGCCTGTAAGTGTAACCCAGCCTAAGAATGTAAAGGTATCCAGCCAACACGGTGACATCATCAAGGTGTCCATTGTCAAAGGTGGCACGGATACCAAAGTCGTTACTGTAAATCAGGTAGCGAAAAACAACATCACTATCCAAGGGGTAGTCAGTGGTGGGGGTGGTGACTCAAGCATCAGCTCTCAGATTACCGTGTCCAACAACGACGCGGCATTCTCGCACATGACTAGCCCCATCACGGCGGGTACATCGGTTGAGGCTATCCTAAGTGACATGCTGGAGGTGTACAACAGGACAACTATTTCTATGTCCTCAATCACCAGAGCTCTTCAGGGCACTGACGGAAGCTATGGCTCGGCAAGTACATTGAGTTCTAGTGAGACGCTTGAGGTGGGTCAGGGTGTCAAGGTATCCGCGTTTACCATCTCTATTGCAGATAGCTCGCAGACGACAGACGACTCTGTTAAGTTCCTGAGGGGCAGTACCGAAGTCCAGACTGGATTCTCTGACGCAAACGGGACGAAGACGCTTTCTTCTGAGGACACTCAAGACCCGGGAACTGTAACCAGCATAAGCTATAGGGCGACAGCTGTAGATGATGGTGGCTCTGGCCTTGGGGACTTGACGATAAAAAGCGGAACTATTTCAATTTCTTGGAGGAATAGAATTAAGGTTGGGGGTGCTTCTACGTCTTCAATCAACTCAAACGCTACGGCCCAAACCCTGTTTGACTCTGGGATTACCGCAGCATACAATCAACTTCGAAGTGAATCTGACTTCAACGTCACGGCCAACACCGCGATGGATACAGCAGGCAACTTCACTTGGATTGCATACCCCGCCTCTTTTGGCAACTTGAACAAGATTGACTTGGCTGGCACCGACGTGCTGTCTGATTTTCAATCGCCAGTAGACTACAGTTTAACTAACTCTTATGGTGTAACTACATCCTATCGGTTTTACAGAAGCAACTTCTCTAAGGCTTTTGCATCCGGTCAGGTGATAACGATTGATTTCTAATGCCGATTTTTCCCGGACCAGTATCGCACAATAACCCCAATGCTCCCATTCTTGATGCCACTGGCAATCAGGTTAAGGGCTTTGGCTTCTTTGCGAACACTACCGCGAGAGCAGCGTTAGATGCAAACCTTAGGGTAAAGGGGTTCTTAGCAATCGTAGGCACGACTCCCTTCGTCTATACAGTCGATGGTGTTACTGATGCTGAATGGGGGAATGACAGCAACTGGACAGAGGTTGGTACTGGCAGTGGGTTGAACAATGTCGTGGAGGATATGTCCCCTCAGCTGGGCGGCGACCTCGACTTGTTTGACGGGACCACGGAGTTCAAGATTACCACCACCAAAACCAACGGCCACATCCAGTTTACCCCGAACGGTACGGGTAAAGTAAAGCTAGATGGTGTGGTGGAGTTCAAGCAATTTGACCCCTCGTCTCCCCCTGCCGCTTTTGCTGGCGGTATGTACGCAGATACCAATGACAATCTCTACTTCGGAGTAAGTTAAAACTTACTATCTTTGAGCGCAAACAAAAAGTAATCACTTCTCATGGCTACATGGAAAAAAGTCTTAATTCAAGACGCTAACATTACGGTTGGCTCTATTACAGCAACGCTGGCAAACAACGCCACAGACATTACGTCGGCCAACTCCGGAACCACGTTTAACATGGTAACCTCCGCTAACGCTGGAGGAGCCTCTGGTGCTTTGGAAATCCGTACCATGAACCTTGGAACGGCGGCCTTTGCTGCAACAGGTGACTTCCTTGCATCAGGGGCAGCCGCTCGGGACTTGACAACTAGTGGCGGTCTGACTGGAGGTCAGAACAACGTGCTTGTTGGCTCCGACGCGGACGTTGATATTAGTCTTGCAGACATCGCCGACCTGCGGGTTCTTGGTAACGTAACTGGGTCTAGTGGCAGCCCGTCCAATCTCGTGGAGATTAAGGACGAGGACGACATGACCTCTGACTCTGCTACGGCTCTTGCTACGCAGCAGTCTATTAAGGCTTACGTTGATTCTCAGACCTCTACTCCCGGAAACGGTACGATTACTGTTACTGCGGGTGCGGGTATCGCTAGTGGAACAGCCACATCGTTTACTGTAAACCAAGGCGGCAACACAACAGTCGCCATTGCTGTGGATGGCGTGCTTGAAGACCTCGATAGCCTTGGCGCAGCATCTAATGACGGAGAGTTCATCGTAGCTACAGGCGCAGGTACTTTTGCATACGAGTCTGGTGCTACAGTTAGAACCTCACTTGGACTTGGAACTGCCAATTCACCTTCGTTCACAAACCTGACCCTTAGCGGAAACCTGACTGTTAACGGCACGACCACCACACTCGACACCGCCAACCTTCTTGTTGAAGACAAGATTATCATGGTGGCGAACACCACCACCCCAACTCCTGACACTGGTACTGCTTCAGGTCTTGAGGTTGAGACTTCTACTACAGCTGCAAACCGCCCACGATTTGAGTGGACTAAAGACCTTGGTGCATCTAATGACGGAACCTACGATGGTTCGGGTACAGCAGTTGGACTTACGGGTTGGGGTCTCAAGAACCACCAAGAGTCGAACCAAGCTCTCTTCCCCATCGCCATCATGCAGATGGAAGGGGCAGACGCTACGGCTCCTAGTGGCAACTCTGCTGGTATTGGCTCATTCTACTTTGCCTCTTCAAACATTGGCACCGCCGCAGGCGAACTGTACTTGAGAGTATTGTAATGGGGCTTCTGAATAAGGGCGGGGATGTTGGTGCCGTAAGCACTGATACTCTGACCCAACAGGAGTTGACGTTTATCCTAAAGACATTGCATGAGGGCAAATTCGATGGGAAAGACGTACTTTTGTTGGCGGAGGTAGTAAACAAGCTACAGAATCAATTAAAAGCCAAGTAAGGCGAAAACCAAATACAATGAAATTAGACATCACCGAAATCCATTTCCTGAAGAGCGCATTAGAGGCAATCAATATCAAGGCTGCCGATGCTCCCACTGTGGCAAGGACGATAGAAAAACTGGACAAGGAATTTGTCCGCTTGCAAAAACTTGAAGAAAAAAAGCAGCCATCCAACGGCGTGATGGAAGCTGCAAAATAATGCGGCACCATGGCAACTTGGAAAAAGGTACTTACCGATGGTGACAACACCAACCTAGGCACTACCAACCTTAGCACAGCCTCGGCTAGAACGTTTCAGCTTACCAGCTCTAATACACTGGCGTTTCTTTCGCAGCACGGAACTGAGTTGCTGAAATTTGTCAGTGCTCCTGTAACCCCAAATGCGGATAGGGTTGATATAGTAGCGTCCGTTCTCTCAATCACTCATCCGATTGGCTCAGCACCGGGTGTAATTTCATTAAAAGAGGGAACAGATAACAATACGGGGTTTACCAATGCAGTTAATCTGAAGGCTCCCGCAGCCCTTAATTCAAACGTCACCCTTACGCTTCCCGGTACGGACGGTAGTAATGGTCAGGCAATCGTAACAGACGGAAGCGGAAACCTTTCGTTTAGCACGGTTTCGGGTAGTGGAACCACTATTAACAACAATGCGGACGACCGTGTAATTACTGGTTCTGGCTCAGCAAACACCCTCAATGCGGAGGATAGCTTGACGTTTGGCAGCTATACTATTGCCCAGCAGAACGGTCTGGGCACCAACCGATTGCTGAATCAAGGTGTTTACATTGCCAAGTCAAATGGTTCTAAACCAACTGGGTATGTGTGGGACACGGACAACTCCTATGGGGATAGCGCATTGGATGCGGGAAGCACTGGCAGTACCCCATACTCAAATACCGGGCAAAGCCTTTCCTTACAGTTCACATCGTCTGATTTGACTCAGGGAAGGTTGCACATGCTAAACGCTAGCGGTGCTCTCATTAAGCCTCAGGCAAATGCAGGCAACACGTCCGTAGGTTTGGTTGGCCTGTATCTTCAGGGTAACCTTCAATCTCAGACCTCTGCAACCCTACTTATGCAGGGTATGGCTATACTGCCGAACACTTGCTTTGAGGGGACATTCTCTTCGTCAGGCTTACTGTATCTATCTGACACTACAGCAGGTAAATTGACATACACCATTCCAAGTTCAGGTAGCGACATCGTTCGTCACATGGGCTATGCGTTGAGACAAGTAACAGCCTCTAGCACTGCAAGCACGCTGATTTACTTCAACCCATCTGTGGACTTCTTGGAAATTGCGTAATGCCTAGTACTTCCTTTCTCCACTTTGATGAGGTATCGAGCAGCAGTGGTGCCGACCTAGCCACGGGTGATTCCAATGCAGACTTCTTAGCCGGAACTGTTGTAGACCAGTCCTTCTTTTCGGTAGAAACCGTAAACGATACGATTAGGTTTAGGGGCGTTTCCTCAACTGGGATACCCTCCGGCTCCACCATAAACGGTTTAGAGTTTAGGGTTCTCATGAGGGGCCAAGGCAGTACTTATAAGTTTACCCTGAGGCCGGGAAGACTGGCCTCTGGCTTTTATCAGGGCGGTACTGCGACCGAGGTAACTCACAGCTCATCTGTCGGCACAGCCTTTACAAATCATGTTGTAGGCGACTCAACGGATTTGCATTCGGTTAGCTCTCTGACGACCTCCAATCTTGACACCCTCACCCTCGACTACACGACAACTGAGAACTCATCAAGTGGTGCCTTTAGGTTTCATTCGTCTGATGGTACGACAGGTCTTTCTGCGCCAACTGTAAGGATACACTATACAGAGCCAGTTCCTGATAGTGATGTCAACAAGTGGAACAAGACTCTCATCAACACGAGCGCATCTGATTATTCTGTAACGGATGACGACGTTGGGACTGAAACAGATGGTTCTATTGCCACTATGGACGGCCAGACGAGAACCTCTGGGGAGTGGTCTCCAAGCAACGGGGGCGGCACTCAAGGTAGCAACAACCTGACGGGTTGGGTTAATGGTAGTAGTGCTATTGACGGGACTTATTGGAAGTCAACAAGTAATCCTCAAACACCGAGGATTACTAATAATCAAACCGCAAGGGGTTGGAGCTGTGGGCCTTCGTCATCAAGCAACGGGACAAGCTCCTCAAATACGGGGCCGAGAGGGGGTGTAGACACGAGCACACTTACTGCCGCGTCAGGCACTCTAACGCAGGGTGCAAACACTTCAGTAAGCGATTTGAACTCTAGGTTTCTTTTCACAGAAACGTCAAGCATTTATGGAAGCAGGCAATTCGTCATGCGAAGCCGAGCTTACAACTGGAACCAGTCCATGACGGACACATCAAATCCGCTGATTCTAAGCTTCTTTTGCTATGCTCATGGCTATAACTGCGGAACGCTTTCCATCTACATACATGATGACACCGTAGCAAATGACGACGATGCCACATGGCTCGCGAACGTAGAGTTTAGAACTACACCAGCGTCAGGGCAAAGCAGTAATAGTAGCCACAGAGAAACAAAGGCAAGGGTTTACACAGGCGTAGTTGAGGGCAGTAGTCCTATTTATGGCGGGCCCGGGGCGGGCAGTAGCTCCTTTGGGGGTGTAAACACAGGAACAGAGAATGTATGGGGTAACTATTACAACAGTAATGTAAATGTCAACAGCTCCACAGCCCTATGGAGAAAGATTGAGATTGCCATACCCAACATCTTCAAAGTAAGCAATCAAAGCTATTACATTTACTTTGTTCACGAGGGCTCAACCCTCTCTGAAAACAACGCTATTCTAGAGTCGGGAGAAACATCCATAACGGGCAGTAACTTTAGTTTTCTAGGAGACCTAAGTCTCGATAACATCAAGACGACAGAAAGGATTGCAAGTACAGTTGCCAAAAGACTCAACAATGTTGTAACTCAAAACTTGAGTGGCGGCACAAAAGAGATTAACTTAACAGAAGTGCCATGATGACGGATGATGAGATAGGAGATTTTTACATCAGGTATCATGACAGGGGGTATGATGTTTTGGTTACTCCGGCTGTAGAGGTGGCAACTAAAAGCCATGTTACGATAAAGTCTAGGGTAGACGACTCCATTCTTTATGAGGAGGAGGCTGAAAACTCTATCGGAAACGAAAAGCCCCGAAGAGATTTGCTCTGGGTAAGTGAATACAACAGAGCATTTGACGACTTCAACCAGTTTGACCAGTACTACAGAGCCCTCAAGTCTAACAGCGAATTGAGCGATTAAGTAGTTGATTATATTTGCAGTATGTCTAAAGCTGCGGAGAAGGCGAAAAGATTAGGGTTTAAGGGTGTCAACAAACCTAAGTTGACCAAGAACCACCCCACCAAAAAAGCTGCCGTTGTCAGCACGCTTGGTCCGGGGCAGGAGGATGGTGCGCTCGTCAGGTTTGGTGACCAGAAGATGGGCAACAACTACAGTGCAAAAGCACGCAAAGCCTTCAGGAGCAGACACGCAAAGAACATTAAGAGAAAGGGCAGTGCCGCATACTGGGCAAACCGATTTCTCTGGAGTAAGGGCGGGCACAGTAAGACACCGCCGAAAAGCCAAAAGAAAACTTACAAGTAATTCAATATGAGTAAAGAACTAGAAAACGCAATGGCGGAGGCTGGGTTCGCAATCAGCGACACACCGCCAGTACAAGAACCTACGCAAAATGCTGTGGAAGAAACCGTGGCAGATGCTCCAGTGGAGCCTGTCCAAAACGAAGTCGTGGCTGAACAAGCTACTACTGAAACCCCGCAACCTGTGGCAGAGCCTGAAGCTCAACCTTCAGAGCCTGTTCAGGAAGCTGTAAAAGAATCTGAATCATTCGAAGGCTTGGATGTTGATTCCGAAGTCCTCAAGTACCTGAGCGAAAAGCTTGGAACAGAGGTCTCTGGATACGACTACTTGTCTGAGATGATTTCAAATAAACCCGTTGAAATCGACGAGCGCGTTTCCGCTATCAATGATTTCGTTCTCAAGACGGGTCGTAGTCCAGAAGACTGGTACAAGTATCAGCAGTTGAACCCATCCGAAATGGATGACCTTACAGCTGTACGAAACCAGATGGTCATCGAGCACGGCAACCTCACAGCTGATGAGGTATCACTGCTGATGGCTAGTAAGTACAAACTGGACTCTGACCGTTTTGATGAGGGCGAAGTCAACCTAGCGAAGCTGCAACTCAAGATGGATGCGGAATCCGCACGGAAGTCTATCTCCGAACTCAGGGACGCTTACCAGCTCCCGATTGATGAGAACGGTGAGGCGGAAGTGCAATCTCCTATCACTGAGGAATGGGTGAGAACAATGACTGCTGAAGTAAAGGACTTCGATGGTTTGGTATTTGAGCTTCCATCAGGTGAGAAATTCACCTACGGAATCAAGGACGACTATCGGGCACAACTCATCAGCAAGAACTCTCGCTTAGAGGAATACTTCGACGACTATGTGAATGACAGTGGCGACTGGAACTTCGAGAAGCTCAACGCCCACAGAGCTGTAGTAGACAACATCGACGCTATCGTAAAGTCCGTGTACCAACAGGGACTCAGCGACGGCCAGAGAAAGGTTGTGCAAACGGCAGCGAACGTGAGCAATGATACAGCTCAAAGAGACCCGTCTCAGAGTCAATCAGATGGCATCGCGGAACAACTCAGAAATGCTTTAGGTGGTAGGGGGTCAATGACTTTTAACATCTAAAAACAAGAAATCATGGCAATTTCACCAAGCCAAAGTCAAGGCAATGCGAATACTAATGCCCCCAAGGGTGGCGTTAACAACGCATTCAGACTTGACGCACCAGTTGGCAAGTACGCCTCTCTCGGCGACTTGGCCTCTGTTCTCGCACCCGATGTGAGAAAAGACCTCGTTAAGACTTTTGGGAATCAGGGTATCTCTGGTCTCCTTGAATTGATGGGGGCAACAAAATCAGTCGGTACAGCCGACGAAGTGACGTACTACGAGGAGCAGAGACTGCACCCAATTCAGGTTGTCACTAATAGTCAAAGTCCCGGAGCAGATATTGCGGCGGGTGCTTCTCAAGACTTCCCAGCAGGCGTTGCTTCAGCAGCAGGAACAAACACGGTTACAGCTTTGAAGCTTCGTGTCAATGACCTCGTGCTTGACAGCGCAGGAAAAGTTGCAATCGTAACCGCTGCCACCGCAAGTACCGGAGCTTTCACTATCAAGTCTCTTGATGGTACTAACCTCGCTGTGGTTGCGGATGGTGCTACCACTCAGTTGCCGATTGTCGGTAACATGTACAAGCAGGGAAGCGACCAGCCCGGTGAGTTCTTTGAGTCCGGTATTGTCAAGAGAACCAACCCATTTGCAATCGTGAAGGAAAGCTATGAGGTGAGTGGTTCTAACGCTACCAACATCGGCTACATCGACGTGGGTGGTGGTGACTACCGCTGGTACATCAAAGGCGAGATGGACGCTCGTCAGCGTTTCCTTGACGCTAGAGAGTTGACCTTGCTTATGGGAGAGAAGACATCTGTGCCTACTGGTATCTCAGGAACTGAAGGTTACTTTGCTGCTGTCAAGGACAGAGGCATTGTGTCAACCGAGGGTGGGTCTCCTACCGACACCTTTGATTCTGTTGATGACCTCGACAATGTTATTGCTCTCCTCGACAAGAACGGAGCCGCTCCTGAATATGCAGCCATGCTGAACAGCGCAATGTTTGTTCAGTTCAACAACATGCCTGCTGTCGCTGGTGCCACTGGTAGTGGAGTAACCTCCGGTGTGGCGGCAAACTTCGGTGCGTTCCAAAACAATCAGGAGGCTGCAATCAACCTCGGGTTCCAAAGCTTCGCTAGAGGTGGGTACACTTTCCACTTGAAGAAGATGCCTTTGTTGAACAGCCCGAACCTGTTGGGTCACGCAAGCGGTCAGAAGGTTGTTAAGGGAATGATGATTCCTTTGACCAATGTTGTTGACCCGCAAACTGGTAATTCAGCACCTGCATTGGAGTTGAACTACAAGGCTGCAAACGGATACAACAGAGAAATGGAGCACTGGGTAACTGGTGGTGGTGTTCTCGGTTTCACTAATGCAACCGAAGACATTGCGAAGTTCCACTATCGCTCTGAGTGCTGCTTGATTACTCGCGCTGCTAACCAGCACGTTTTGATTAAGTAATCTGATTAAGTAATGTGGGGGAGGGAATGGCTCTCCCCTTCATTACCTCCTTCAATAAAATTTTTTACAATGGAACAGACCCAAAAGCGCGGAGGCCGCCCGCCCAAAAAAGCTGCCGCCCCGTCAAAAACAAAGTTCAAGAGAACTCTAAAAGACGAAAGCAATCTGCCCAGAACGTATGAGGTAATCAACGGCTGCAATTACATACTGAGGATTGCGAGCAAAAATGTTCAGGTGTTTGACAAGGAGTCAAATCGTGTTAGAGCAATTAGGTATGCCCCGTTAGAAAACTCTGTCTTTATGGACGAGCAGTCTAGTCTTGCCCGTGTGGAGCATGTCATGTTTGAAAACAAATACCTTGTTGTGCCGGTCGAAAAGCCGAACTTGATTCAGTTCATGGAACTTCACCCCGACAACGTAGCAAACGGAGGAACGATTTTCAAGTTGGTAAACAAAGAAGAAAACTTCGAAGAGGATGTCGAGATGGACTTCAAGATTAGTGATGCAATCAGCATCATTAAGTCCAGACCAATAGACGAACTTCTCCCAGTGGCATTGGCCTTGAGGGTAGACACAAATCAAAAGGACTTAGCCATCAAGCATGGGCTGATTAGATTCGCAAAGCAAAAACCAGATGAGTTTTTGGCTACGCTCAATAGTCCTATGGTTAATGCACGCTCAGTTGTTTCTCAATGTCTTGACTTTCAAGTGATTGAGCAAAGAAACGGTGCTGTGGTTTGGTTTGATACAGGCAAGATGATTGTTTCTGTACCCGTAGGACAGGATGCTGTTGAGGTAATGACTAGATTTGTAATGACTGATAAAGGTTCAACGGTGCTCACAGAGCTGGAACGCCAGCTTGAGGCCATTGCCTGACATCAACGTATTCATCGGGGAAGGGGGGCCAAGAGCCCCCTTTCTTTTTCTGTATATTTGCCTGAGATTCCCCTTAATCCATGGCAAGCGTAAGAGAAGTTTACAATGCACTGAAAGACATCGCTAATAAAGACCAGCGAGGCTTTGTTACACCCGCTCAATTCAATGCGTTTGCACCTATTGCGCAATCCAACATTTTCAATCGGCTGTTCACTAAGCTCAGCAACATTGAAGCCTTGAGAAGACGGGGTATTGACCCCGGCAGAGACAAGTCTCTAGCCAAGCAGATTAAGGAGGACTTGGCAATGTTTTCGAAGTCGTCCGGTGCAATTACCAGAACGTCTGGTTCTCACTTTGCAAAGCCCGACGACCTCTCCAAAATCATCACAGTAAAGACACACGGCTCCATCCTCATGGATGTGTCGTCATCTGTTACTATTCCCGTGGAGTACGACGAGGAGAAACTTGAGTACATCCTCAAGAGCAATCTAAGCAAGCCAACAGAAGACAATCCTGTTGCGTTCTTGGATGATGAAATCATGGTGTTCCCAGACAGCATCAAGAAAATCAATGTTCGATACTACAAGCAACCCGAAGGCTTGAACGCCAGCACGGGTGCTAGAACTGTGTCTATGCCCACGTTTGGCTTCACCACCACCAACAACAAGGAGGTGTATCAGGCTTCTACCAGTGTGGACTTTGAGTTGCCAGAGCACTACGTTCCTGAGATTGTCGAGGAAATGGCTAGGCTTATCGGTGTTACACTGCGTGACGCTAACATCTACAACTACGCAGAAACTCAATCGCAAAAGAGATAACACATGGCAAGGAACCTCGTCACCGTAGACCAAGTGGTTAATGACTTTGTTCTGACCCTTGACTCTGATGATTACGTCAGCAACGCTTCTGATGTAGTTATCAGGAACCTTGCCCTGCGCGGAATCAGAGAGATGGGATTCGACATGCTGAAGCGCGTGCGCTCAGTGAAGTTGAACAGAAACAGCAACGACACCGTTGACTTGCCAGATGACTTTGTGAGTCTAATTAAGATTGGCATCGTGGGTGACGACGGCTTGGTTCATGTGTTTGCCGAAAACAAGAACATTGACTACGCTCAAGCCTACGCAAACAGCAGTGGCACCAAGGTGTCTTCTACAGCTGATGCGGTTGACTCTGATGGTGACGGTGTGTTTGACAGGGTAGATGACAAAGGAACTACCACTGGTGGTGTCTTCGGAGATGAGGACTTCATCACCTTTAGCAACTACGTCTTTCAGGGCGGCATCGGTCAGATTTACGGTCTTGGAGGTGGATTCTACGAGGGTCAGTACAGACTCAACGAAGACCAGAACAGGATTGAGCTGTCCGCAGGGTCGGGCAATGAAATCGTTATTGAGTACATCGCAGACGAGGCCCGCTCTTCAAACCCCACGGTTCATGTGGAGGCTGAGGAGGCTTTGCGTTCTTACATGTACTACAGGCTCATCGAAAGAAAAGCCAGTGTGCCACTTGGAGAAAAGGGCAGAGCAAGACAGGAGTACTACAACGAAAGAAGAAAGGCGAATGCTAGGCTGAAGGCGTTTAGCAAAGAGGACGCGCTCCAGACTATTCGCAAGAACTTCAAGCAAGCACCTAAATACTAATGGCTATTGAGAAGCTTGTACCCCAGTATCTCAACAAGGATGAGGACGAAAGACTCGTAAAGCCTTTTGAGATGACCGATGCGCTCAACATCCGCGTTTCACACGAGGATGATGGGAATCAAGGCGTGGTAAAAAACGTGGAGGGTAACACCGCTATCGCCGCAAGAACTTCCGCAGATGCCATCCCAAGCTCTGGCACCAACAGGGTTATTGGCTGTGTGTCATCCGACGCAGAGAAGAGCATCTACTTCTTTCTTTACAACTCGGCTGGAACTCACGGTATCTACCTGTATGACTCCTCTGACAACACCTACAGAAAGGTGTACGAGGATGACGTTCTAAATTTTTCTCAGAGCGGTTTCGTGAAGGCCGACATTGTTGTCAATCAGTTTCAGGAGCACTTGCTCTACTTCACCGACAACAGAAACGAGCCAAGAAAGATTAACGCAACTAAGGCAGTATTAGGGCAGTACAGCTCTGCATTAACGAACGGAACAGACGACACCAAATCAAGGTTCCTCACTGTTGCTAAGGCACCACCCCAAGAGCCCATTACGTTTGCCTTCCAGACCAATCAAAGCTTAGGAGTAAACAACCTCAAGGAGTCTTGCTTTCAATTCGCCTATCAATATGTGTACGATGATGGTGAAGTGTCTGCGCTTTCTGCGTATTCAGCACTAGCTGTAAGTAGGTCGCACACGGCATTTAACTCCAGAGAGTTTGGCTCACTAGAGAAAAGAAACAATGAGCTTAGGCTGACAATCACAAATGCTTACGGCCCGGTTGAGAAGATTAGGCTGTTTGGTAGAAAGAACAATGATGGTGCATTCGTGCTAATCAAAGAGCTCGACAATGTTGAGCCGATTAGCTTGGGCACACAGACTCAAGAGTTCATTTTTAGAAACGACGGAGCGTACACTTTTCTTTCTGATGAGGAGGTAAACAAGTCTTTTGATGCTGTTCCCAGAAGGGCTGGTGCTCAGTGTGTCACTGACGGTAGACTAATCTATGGTAACTACCTAGAGGGTTTCGACAACATCGACACCAATGTCTTCAGCTACCCTGTTTACAATCCCGAAAGCACTCTCGGCGGCGACTACGACTTTACTGTTGATGACAATGATGCTATTGTTAGGTCTCCTATCGCCTTTTACAGCAGTTCAAGCGGCTCATACAATACAATCTTTTCAGAGGCTTTCTTTGCTCCGCTCAATGGCGTAAGTAACGCCAGTCCAGCAGAATTAGATTTTGCTTCAAACCACCTTAGCACGTTTGGCTCTGGTTTCACAGACCCGAATAATACCAGCGACACCAGCTTTACAACGACGGGGATTCATTTTGATGTAGACCTTTCTGAGTTTCCTGAAGGGGGGTTCCCAGAAGACATGTCCCCATCTATTGACTTCAACGTAAATCTGTCTGCGAGCAAGATTGGGATTGTAGGTCATGGGGATGGAGACTCTGCTATAGGTGTCCCCGCAAGCACGTTTCAAAACGGCCAGCTCGTTCATTCAGGCACTTGCACCATTCTTCACCCAGACAACTCAAACGGAGCCCTTTCAAACCTCGCCCCAAACAGCGACATCATCTTTAACAAGCAGTTTGATGTAACTGGTGTCACAACTCTTGATGCTTTTCGAGATGCTCTTATCGACGGGGTGGTCGGTCAGACCACTTCATTTGTCGGGGTGTCTCCCGGTCAAACTCCAAGCTCTCAAGCTGGAGACCCTTACGGAAACAACCTGTCTTCTAACGACGACAACAGGGGTCAGTTTGGTGGTATGACCACTCACATGGCGATTGTTGCGGGCAACAACCACGACCTAATTCCATCAAATGTCAATAACAACGAGCAACTATTCGTCGCATTTGCTGGTGAGCTCAAGTTCATTATTCACTCCTCGGCAGTAATCTCTCCGACCAAGGTTAGGTTCTTCGTGCGCATGTCTGGTGTTGACCTCACATCTCAAAAGGTCAAGGCCGTTGACAGGGGTTTTGGCTCCACGCAGACAGGAAACCAGTTCATTGATACTTCGAACCACCCTCTGGTTGAGGAGAACTACAGTGGTTATGATGTCTACGACATTGACGAACACAGTGTCATTATCAACTCAACGCATACTAACGCTGACGGATTTACTGTAGAGGATTACGATAACGGAAGCAGCTCAATCAGAACGCTGCTTTTCGATTACGACGCTACAGGAAATGTAGATGTATTTGGGGAGTCTGACAAGGTTCAAAGCTTCAAGGCTGGTGCAACACATGATTTTGGGATTGTCTATTATGACGAGAGAAACAGAGCGTCTGGTGTTCAGAGAATTGACACCGTAGATGTAGCTCACTTCGGGACTTCTCAAAGGCAGGGAAGGAACGGGCCCGCTGAGATTGACATGAGGCTCTTGCATGAGCCACCGGAGTGGGCATCAAAGTGGGCTCCTGTGTATAGCAAGAACACCAGCTACGACAAGATTATGCAGGTGAGTATTGCTGAGGCTTGTTTGGGCAAGCAAACAACTTTCTCCGACATCCTATCACCTCAAAGTGCGGCAGCGGATAGGGACAGACCAGTTATTGAGTCCATTGCTGGGGGAATCAACGGTCAAATCTTTATTTCGATGAGGCCAACTGAAGGCAAGGCAAACTCCTACAAGCAATTCAAGGGGGGACAGCTTGACTATCAGTATCAAGAGGGGGATGTAATGCGCATCATCGAGTATGTTGGCCCAGATGGTAACCGTGTTAGACCGTTGCACGAGTTTGCAATCACGTCATACAAGTACTACGTCGATGATGACACGAATCCGATTAAGCTGTCGGTACAATCCACAGCTTCCGGTGGTGCTGTTCAAGCAGACGAAAACAACTTCCGAAGAACGGGGTGGTTCTTGACCGTCAGAGACAACAACACCCCAAGGTTTACTAGAGATGAGGTTGCTGTAGGTACGGACTTTTTCTCTCAAGGGTGCGTGGTGGAAATCTACAGACCCCAAAAGCAACAGGAAAACAGGATTTACTACGAAGTTGGCAAGTGCTATGACATCAAGACGGTAAGCGGAAGTAGGACGCACGGAGGCTCTCGCAGCAACTCCTCGATTTCTGCATTTAGCATGACGGTTGAGGGCGAGCTTTCGTTTGTCTCTTCTCAAAGGCTGTACAGAGGTGATAGGGTCAACACTGGCAATAACGGCGATGGTAATGCTATTAGTGCCACTGGTCGCGTCTTTGTTGAGAGTGTAAGGCCGGAGGGTAATGGGCTGTACGCATACAAAGTGCATCCATCGAATCCCTTTGATTCTACCACCATAGGAACTACAGCCGCCTCAAACAACGTAGATACTACGGTGGGCAGCTCGAACAGCTTGTTTCCCGGTGTAGTTACACTCAAGGAGGGTGACGTTTACATGCGTATCAGGGAGCAGCTATTTAATCCTGAGTCGTCGTTTGAGCCAGTGTCTGGAACCACTAGGATTTTCGACCCGACAAAGGTTGATGAGGCCAGATACAGGAAGCAGATTGTAGAATCAGAAAGCGTTAGCGACTTCTTTGATTCTAAGGCGATTGATATAGGCCGACCATTTATTGAGACGGTAGAGCAAAAAGAGATTGTCCGCGAGTCGGCAGTGACGTACAGCGATAGATTTGTTTCTGACTCCAGCAGACTCAACCTTTCCTCGTTCAACCCATCGTTATTCCCATTCAAGGACTACAATAGTCAGCACGGAATCATTACCTATTTGGTTGATGCTGGCGAGTCCTTTTTCAACCTACAAGAGAACAAGATTAGTCTTACTCCGGTAGGAAGAACCCTGATTCAAAGCACGGGTCAGTCTCAGCTCGTCACCTCTACTGACGTACTTGGCAAGGAGACATACTTGGCTGGTACCTATGGCCCGGGAAGAAACCCAGAGTCAGTGGTCGAAAGGTTTGGTAGGATTTACTTTTCTGACATGTCCTCGGGCAAGGTCATTGCGGTGACCGCATCTGGCATCAGTGCGATTAGCGACACCAAGATGGAGTCCTTCTTTGAGACGGCCTTCATGAACGCCTTTGAAAGCTCATCGACACCCAAACTACCCTCAGGTATTGACCCAGAAAACAACGAGCTTATTGTCACTATTGAAAGCACGGACACGGCACCGCTAACCTTTGGAGGCACAGCTATTGGGGACATCGTTAAACCTCCAACGAACCCCGACGTTACATCTGCTGACGGCAGGGTGTCAATCGTTCCATCTACCAACACCCTGACTTGGGACAAAGACGAATACCCTTGGGATAGTGACCACATTGATGGCGATGACAGAGAGCCCATTTGGGACAAGACTCACGCCGGGGTTGTGTATGCAGACCTTCTCATGAAGAGGGGCTCTGTTTTCGTTGACCCAATTCATGTTGACAAGGGAGACAAGATAGCTGTAGACGTTGTATTGAGTACGTCAGGAGAGTTTAGAGGGACTGCTGAGCTGTCGTGTAAGGATGGCTCAATCAAGTTCTGCACTAACATCATTGACATCGGGACTGATGTAGCCTCAGATGCGTCAGATGCCGTGGCTGTAGGCAGTACCGTCACCAACAACGGAGACACGATTGCATACTCTACAACGAAAGAGTTTTGGATGACGAGGTACAGCTTCATTCCGGAGATGTATGCTCACATTCACAATAGATTCTTCTCCTTTGAAGCGGGTCAGATGTACAGGCACAACATCAATACCACGCGAAACAACTTCTACGGGAATCAATTCACCTCAACCATCGACGTGGTTTCAAAGCAGTCACCATCCATGGTTAAGGCTTACACAGCCATGAGTATTGAGGGCAACGACACTTGGTCCGGAACCGTAGAAAACGTCACACAAACCACGAACATTACGGAGGCAATGTTTGAGGAGAAAGAGGGCATGTACTACACGAACATTCCTAGGGGTATTGCTGCAAACGCCAGCGATTCTATTGGAACTGAGCGTGTTGTTTTGGGTGTTGTTGCATCACAAGCAAACAGCAACAAAGAAATTACCTTTACTTCTAGGATTAGCAACCTTCCGTTCGGTCTTGGAGACCAAGTAAAGGCAATCACTGGGTCAGGTGAGGGGACAACAAACAAAAGCATAGAATCAATAAAGGACAGAAAGACAATCGTGGTAGATGAAGACCCCGGAAACCTAGTTGGTAGCACGCTATTAGCCTTGTCTTCTGATGTAATCAACGGAGAGGTTTTGAGAGATTACTACGCCAAGTTCAAGCTCGTAAATGACAACACATCTGCGATTGAGCTGTACGGGGTCAATGCGGTGTACACACCTTCTCCACTAGATAACTCACAAAACCAGTAAATTTGTAGACATGGGACCATTCGATGAACTAGGAGGGGCAGACCCAAACATTCCACCACCACAAACGCCCGACAACACTGGCGGAGGAGGGGGAAGCACATTCTCCCCTGCAACAGCAGCTGTGGGAATGATAGGCTCTGGTGTCGCCACTGCTTTAGGTGGTGTTGTAGACATTTTTGCTGGGAGTGCTGGAATTAAAAGAGGTGAAGAGGCACTTGGGGTTGCGGAGGCAGAGCTAAAAAAGCTCAAGGCTTCTCAGCCATCTCTGTCAACACCCTCAGAGTACTACGAGGCTGCAAAGAATGCCTATGACCAAAGACTGGTTCAGATGAGAACCGAGGACATTAACCGTTCCTTAGCTACCACAACGCAGGCAGCGGGTCAGTTTGGGGCCAGAGGTCTTGGGGCTGTAATGCAGGCACAAAGAGACGCTCAATCTCAGATGAGAACGGAAGCCCTAACGCAGCAACAGCTGCAAACACAGGCTCTCACGAACTTGGCCGATGCAAGACAGCAGGAAGTTGCCAGAAGGGAGGCACGCTCTACAAGAGACCTTGAGTATGGTTACGACGCACAGGCACTAGCACAAGCTCAAGTTGCTCAAGCTAGACAGCAGCGTACAGCAGGATTTGCCGGTGCTCTTGGGGGTGCAGCGCAAGCAGGATTGGGCGCATTGGCTCTTGATAAAATGGGTGGATTCGAAGCACTTGCAGCAGAAAAGGGCGCGAAGGTTCAAAAGACACCGGGTGAATTTAACCACGACACGAATGAGATGTACGTCGTGGACGAGGACGGCAAGTCCGTAGGTATCGCTCTTACTGGTGGCGAATACGTCATTGCACCAAAAGACGCAGCTCAGTTGAGAAACCTTTCAAATAAAGGCAAATCAGGTCTGCACAAGTTTGTTAGGAAGCTTGTAAACAGATTCGAAAAGGCAGACTAACATGGCAGAAGGAACAAGATTTAAGACTGGTTTTCTCCCAGCACCAATAAGCTACACCAACATCGGTGCTCAGATTGGGGACAGGATTAGCAAGGGCATTCAGAGCATGTCTGATGAGTTTGAGAGAAAAAGAGCTCAGGCAAATCAGACTATGGGATTTACTGATGCCCTAAAGGATGCTGTGCCTGCGGGCATTACTTCAAGATACCGGCAGGGTGCTCAACTTCTTTTGGATGAGTATCAAAAGGCAGCTACAAAAGCGTATAGAACTGGTGTTCAATCAGACATTGACGAGTATCAAAGGCTTCGTGGAGAGTTCATTGAGTTCAAAAACATTGCAACAGCCAAGAGTGCGTTAGATAATCAAACAAGACTGTCAATCGCACAGGGTAATTTCAAGAACCTTTCAGGTGGTATTGCAGAAAACTTAGATAAATACAACGAATACTCTAAAGCAGACTACAGCTTCAACCCAGCCACTAGACAGCTTGAGGTTACCGCCGACGGAGGTCAAAAGTATTGGAGGGACTCTAACATCGGGGACATGAATGATGTGTTTGTGCCTTCTGTTCTTTGGCAGGGCACAGAGTTCATGCCAGAAAAAGTAGGATTGTCAATCTATGAAGACGTTCTACAGCCAAGAGAAGTAGAGCTTCAGAAGAGAACGGATAGGGGTTTTGCCACAGGAGAGCTCAAGGATGCGGAAGCCTATGCCTTGATTGATGCCAACCTAAAATCTCGTCAATCTGTTCGAGGAGCTGAAATGCTGGAGGCCATTCAAGTGACTGGCTTCAAGAACATTGAGAAGCCGGGAACCATCAACCTCAATGAAGAAGACTTGGCCGATGCTGGGGTAATTTACAATGAGGAGAACTTGTTTGCCAATCCTATTGACAAAGACGGAAATTCTATTGGCAGTATTGGTTCTGGCTCCTTGAACAGCTCAGGTGAGTTTGTCTTTGATGTAAGTGATGAGGAGATTTTGAACTCCGGATTGATGCCAGAAAGTGCCAAGGAGTACATCCGAACGAGACAGGCCATCAAGCTGTACATGGAATCGAGTGCGAAGATTGCGTATGACCGCATCAAGAGGGACAATCAGATGTCTTCTGACCTTACAAGCAGACGCACTGATGCTGCCAATGAAGCAAGGCTCGAAGCCACTCTCGAAAAAGACGCTCCAGCAACAGACCTCATCCCTGTAAAAGATAGACTTACAATTCCTGAGTTTAGGGATGAAAAGAATAACCTTAGAAAGGCAGAAGAGGTAGATGTTTACCGAGTCCCTGCAAGCGTCAAGGGTAGGGAGTTTAAGTTTGTCGTAGAGGGGCCAGAGCTCACACCAGAAGAGAAAGCGGCTGGTAAAGAGCAAGCTGCTCAGACGGTTCTCGTTACCAACGCCGTCCTTGATACCAAGGGAAATCTTGTTGCCTACGATATTGCTACTGGACCGGGACTTATTGAGGGGGTGCAGCAAGACATTGCTGGTCTCGACTTGAGCACAGAAACTGTGTTTAAGAACGACTCAAGGTTTGAGCTAATTAACAGCAAATTCCGTGCTGTTGACCAGCCAACAGGCAGAAGAATTGGTAGGGACATTTTGGAAGAGGCACAAAACCGAGTGATTCTAGCAGAGTTCAAGGCATCTCAAGAGGGAGGTCAGGAATAATCCGTATTTTTGAGTCATGGACGAACAGTTAAAGGCACTGCTTACAGAGGCGCAGGCTAATGGTGCTTCTGAATCAGAACTTCTAGCGATTATTGCCCAGTACAATAGTCAAAAAAAAAAAGAAGACACTTCACAATCTCCCTTGGTTTCGGAGGTGGGTTCGTTGGATTCAAGCTCGCCTACACCTCTGGGTGGAGAACAAGACGATGCACTTTCGGATTTTCTTACGGCACCGAGGATAGGTGATACGCGGATTCCAGAGTTTGAGGCAAACATTCTAAACGATTATGCCGCGTCGTTCGACAATGCGTACCTCCAAACGATTTATGAAAAGTTTGACGTTTCCAAGTTTACGGATATTGTCGGCATTGATGGCACTCAATCTAGCTATCAAGAATTTCTAAATGCCTTTAACCAGTCAACTACCGAGGACGAGAGGTTCACAGCTAAAAAAGAGCTGGTTGATTTTTTGATTGAAGAAGGAGACCCTGATTTTGAGATAAACAGAAAGGTTCTTGGCGCGGTGACGGATGAGGTTTACAAAGACCTCACTGGAAACCCAGAGCTTGAGGGAGAAGGCATCTTAACGCCTGTTCCTCTCAAAACTCAAGTGTCTAAATCCCTTCAAGACTTAGGCTCGGGAGTTGCTACTAGGTCTGGTGCCAAACTTAGGGAGAATCTACCTCAAGAGATTCTGCAAGACCCCAAAAAGGTAAGCGATTATGAGAGGTATTTGTATGACAATTACGGGTTGTCTGTTGACCTAAATGAAGACAAATACATCGGTGGTGTAGAAGTCGTTGAAGGTGGTGCTTTTGCTGGATTTGGACGTTCTGTATCTAAGGCGTGGAAAGAAACCATGGCTGGTGCAAACTTCATGCTTGGTGACGCAGTGGCTACCATGTTTGGCGACGACAATGCGTTTACTCAGTGGGCGATTCGTGCTGGTGAGGAGGGTAGCAAGCAGGCGGAAGAGATTGCAAAGCAGCTGCCGATTTCTCTAGAAAGACTTTCAGCCAAAACAGACAAGGTTCTGTCTGGTCAGGGTGATGAAGGTGAGTTTGATGACTTGATTAACGACTACCTAAGAATGGGCGGAGAGTCCGTCCCAATGATGGGAGGTGCAATCGCGGCTGGGGTGTTGACTAGGGGCGCGGCATCGAGAAGCACGGGGCTTGCACAGCTGAGGTCTTCATTAAAGGGGTTGAAGCGTGTTGAGCAGATTGCCAAGGTCAGACAATTCCAAGCCGCTGGAAGAACTGTTTCTCAAGCCAAGAAAATTATCAAGACAAGTCAGACTGCTGGTGCGTTTACCGCAACTAGTGCCATGGGTATGGGCACACAATACAATGCAGTAAGAGACGAGGAGTGGTTCCAAGAAATGAGTGGGGCAGAGAAGGCCGCATACACTTCAATCATGGGTGTTGCCGAAGGTCTTCCCGCACTCGTTGCGGCAAACATCAGTGCGCGAGCACTGGGTAGGCTTTCTAGGGCTGGTAAGGAAAACTTTGTCAAGGGCTTCTTGAAGGCGACAGGTCTGGGCATGATTGAGGAGGGTGCTACCGAAGCCACTACAGCTGCCATCCAGTTCATCACAGAGTCTGGGTTTAGGGATGGTGTCTTGCCGTTTGAGATGGCTGGATTGGGGCGCATTCGATTCAACGACAAGTTTGATGTCGATGGCTTTACAGCCGCAGTAAAAGACGGCTTGTATGGGGGTATTGCTCTTGGTGGGGGTGTGTCCGTAACCGCACAAATCCCGGGTGCCATTTACGCTGGTGCCATGGCAGTTACATCGCTGCCCGCAGTACGCGACTCCATCAAAATTGATAAGCTCACTAGAGAGTACGACAGCGCACCCGACCAAGCCACAAGACAGGAGATTGGCAAGAAGCTGGAGGAGGCTGTTATGGGGCGGGCTACTAGAAACCGCAACAGAAGAAAGTTTTACGAAGACCTATTCGAAAACAACAAGGAGGCTTGGTCACAGCTTACTGGAATCCAGAAGCAAATCATCCGACTGGGCTTGCAGTATGAGAGAACTGAGAAGGGCGAAACCCGCGACGGGTTCAAGGCAGAGATGGTTGCCCTCCTTGAGGAAAGAACCAAGCTTGAGAAGGAGCTTGGAATGGAGTACGACCTTGACATCAACAAAGAGTTCAAGCGTGTCAGCGGTAGAATCTCTAAGATTGACAGGTATTACAACGACTACGGCTCTCTGTTTGAGGGTGACTCAGAGTCCACCACTGTCACCGGAGAAAACGCAGACACAGTTCTCGATGCGATTAACGAGGTCACATTCAACAGGATTGACCAAGTTGAAAAGCTAAGCACGGGGGTAAGCATGAAGCGTGCTCTCAAAAATGTGGTAACTGTAGCCAAAGCACTAGCCAAGACAGGTAAGTTTGAGGGTGTTGTAATTCACAAGACCGACACATCATTCATGAACGCGACTGGAGAGGCTCTTGGTCGCGGCATGTGGCTGGGCAAGGGTAGGATTCACATCTACGCACCAGCTGCCATGGAAAACACCTCCTTTCACGAGGCGTTTCACGACCTTGTTCTTGAGGCTATTGGTGAGGATGCGGTACAGCAGCTGTCAGTCTCTTTGTACAAGGGGCTGTCTGGAGAACTGCGAAAGAAGTACAACAACTTCCTTGCTGGTCAAAGGGGTGTTACACGTCGTCAGGCGCAAGAGATGGAGAGAGACCCCATGACTGCTGAAGAGTTCTTGGTTGAGCTGCTTGGGGACATTACGACTGGCGATGTAAGTATTGAAGTTCAAAAGGGACTGGTAAATCAGTTCAAAGACTTTGTTGCCAAGGCCGTTAACACCATCCCCGGTGTAGAGGTGGACATGACTGAGGCAGACCCAAGGGTAGCAGACCTTGTTACAGCTATCCAGAAAATGACTGGTCAGCTTGCAGCTGGTGAGGCAGTAACTGCGACCGAAGACCTGCGTAAAGCCGCTGTTCGTGCGGGCTATAGCGCGATGACGGTGGAGCTCGCCGACATGGATGCCAAGGCTCAGGGAATCTTTGCCAGAAACAGGGATGTAGAGGAGGTTACCGATGCTGGGCGTTGGGCGGCTGCTATGGCAGAGGCTACGGATAGGATGAAGGAGCTCAAGCAGAAGATGTTCCTTCAGGTTACCGCCATGACCGAGGCTCAGGCGCAGGAAATACTTGATGACGGCGGCAAGCTGTTTATGACCAAGGATGGGCTAGGGGGTGCGTACCTCAAAGCCGACGGGTACATGGGCGGCCTGTTCAAAAACCCCGACTCACAGCTCAAAGCAATTAGCGGTCCACTTCAGACTATCAGAGCAAGAGAAGGCGGCAAGTTCTACGATGCGTTTGCTACGAGGCTCGAAGAGATTTACGTCAAGAACGGGTGGAAGCCAGTTGCTAGACTTGACTTCGACGAACAGTTTGCGCCAGAAGGTTGGAACGACCCGGACTCTCCGCTGAGAGACAAGCCGGACGTTGTGTTTTTCGTGAAGGGAGAAGGCAAAGTCGGTGACGGTATTCGGATGTCGAGGGGTCTTGAGGATGACTACGATAGAGCATACGACTACACGAAGAGTGTTGCCGATGGTAAGCCACAAGCCCTTGTCCGCGCCCTAGAAGAGAAGGTGGGTAGGGAGTCATACCTCCAAACTCAAGGTGTGACTGAGGAAGAATTGGAGAAGAGAAAGGAGGAGCTTCGTCTTGAAGAAAACCAAAGACAAAAAAGAACCCCGAAGGTTGTAGATGCACTGAAGAGGTATGTTGCTCAAGAAATTACGCAGGAACAGTACATCGAAATTGTAAGAACGGAATCCCCCATCACGCCGTTCAAGGTTGTTCCTGAAATTCCCCCAACTCTGGACATGGGTGCTGTCTTGACCAGCAACAAGACCGAGACGGGAATCATCGGACTCAATAAAGAGGTTCCTGACAACTACTACGTTGGTTTGCGCCTAGATATTCCTGCCTATGACTTCTTCGATACATGGGTAGTTTCCGTTCACCAAGGTTCAAAGACGGGTGAAAGGTCACCACACATGGGAGGAAAGCCCATTGGCTATGCTCAGACTGCGCTTGCGACAAACGTAGAGTTTCATTCCGTTCCTCTGGGTGCTTTGAACATCGCCTTGGAAAAAAACAAGCAGACTATCGCAAGAATGTTTGGTGATTGGAATAACCACAATCCCGGAGAGCTTCGTCAGCGTGCGATAGACATCATGGCCGGAGACCAGTACAACATCTCAGACCACCCCGTAGGAAAGCACGAGGGTTGGGTGCAGGTGGGCATGAACCCCTTCCGTCACAGCTGGTTCTATGACAAGAGGGACGGTAATCCCATTGTGTCTGCATCTGAGGTCATTCAGATTGGTGCCCTTGTACTCGCTAAGGATGTAGAGAAAGTTCCCGTCACTGACGAGCGATTCAGCATAGTCACCAAAGATGGCGTGCCAATTAAGTTTCAGCACATCCTTCCGGGTCAAGACGGCATGGACACCAAGGTGTCTTTTAGCAACAAAGCCCAGAAGTTTGGTCGCATCTCAAACAGATACGCGGTAGAGGACGGTGAGTTCGAAGAGAGTGCTGATGTGGTGCTTCACAATGCCGTGTTCGATGAGGTGCTCAACGAAAGCAGAGTGATTGTCTCCTCTCCAGACCACATGCTCGTTGGCACAGTTTATCTGGACGACGAGGTTCTGGCTGAGGGTGGCGGTGGATTGTACTATCCTGTCCGCACCAAGAATACATGGGCGTTCGGTCAGAAAGGTGATGCTAATGCATTCAAGAATACGGTAAACCAGATGCGAGCCGATTCCCCTGACGGTAAGGTGCACATCTTACTTGTCAGCGGAACCGACGACAAGGTGAAGAGCAACATCACCACGATGGAGGCTACGATGAACCTCATGGACAGCCTTGTCGGTGAGAAGATTCTTACACAGAATCAAGTTGACAAGCTCATCGTTGATTCCTTGAACGACATCATCGACGCTCTCCCAGCTAAGGATGAGGGTAAGTTCGGCGATAAGGTTAAGTTCAAGGGTAAGCGAGCTGACATTCGTGCAGCTGTAGAGGCAAGCCTGCGTAGAACAGACAATACCTCGTTCGAGCTGAGAAGGAAGTACATGGACAAGCTGTTCGCCAACCTTGGGCGTATGTCTGTGATTAAAGAAAACCCCAAGTCTCTTGCCACCATCAAGGAAATGACTGGTGTGGACAGGATGACCAAGGGTCAGGTGGGTAGCACGCTGAAACGAACCACTATTCTCGCCATGATTGAGGGGTACTTGCAGGGTGTCCCACAAGACGTGGTGTACGCAGCTATTGAGGTTGACTCAGACCTTGAGGTTGACATGATGCCGGGTAATGAGGCGTTCCCAGCCGCTGTGGTTATGAGGGATGCCAACGGAAACAAGAAGACACCTAAGATTCACTTGTTTGCAGACAAGCCCCACGTTAACGACGTAATGCTTGACAACGAGACTGGCCTTAGCAGGGCAGACTTCATGGAGGCTAAGCTTGCCGACGGTGAGTACGCCATGAAAGAGGTGAGAAAGGGTGTGTTTGAGAGGAGAAGCGAGGCGAACGAGCGCAAGGCGATTGACGGCAGATGGAAGGGCAGCATGGGCTTGCTTCAGGCGGCCTACGGGCGCGGTAAAACCAGACCCAAAGCTCAGGCCATTGCTGATACGGAGGCTAAGGCTCAGGGCAGCTTCTTGAAGAAGGTATCTCAGATGATTGATAAGGCGTACCCGTCGCCAATCATCACCAGAGACAAGAGAAGAAAGAATCCAGTGACTGGACTTGACGAGTCTCAACAGATGGATGCCTTCGCCTACGCTAAGGATGAGGTCATCAAGACCCTGATGGACATGGGCATGTCTAAAGAGGGGGCTGAGATGATGTTCAAGAAGGCCGTTGCCTACAAGCAGGGTCGATTGCAGGGTAAAAAAGAGGGTATGCGTGTGGCTATGGCTAACGCAGCTGAGACCCGCAAGATGGGAACCAAGGCCAAGAACTTACAGAAGGCTCTCACGCAGCTCAAGGACAAGTCAAAAACATTCAACGAGTTCCTGACTGAGGCTATCAAGCTGATTGACGAACGCATGAAGGAGAACGCAAAGACTCCATTCACCCGCTCTCAAATCACAGCTATGGTCAAGGCCATCAGACAGGCTCACAAGACAAGCGGCAAGCGCGTTGAAGCGGAGGGGCTGGAGGCTATGCAAACCTTCATTGACAAAATCTCTGCCATCTTTGACAAGCGCGACTCCAAAGCAGAAATGCAGCGGTACTTGGACGGCATCAAGCATGCTCAGAAGTTGCAGAAGCGACTCAAGAGAATGGCTAGGCCGAAGGGTAGAAGCGGAGCAGCAAAGAACGTAACGACCTACGCCAAGATTGCAAACGGTCTTGCTAGAATCAACCCGGCCCTGCTTCCTCAGAACGAACTGGAGGGTTTCGTAAACACACTGATGTCCACCATCAGCTCGATGTCCAAGACCAAGGCTGTCTTTGACCCTGAGATTGAGGCGTATGTTGGTGCTGCCTTCCCCAAGGCCGAAGCACAGCTGCTGTACAACAAGCTCAGCAACTATCAGGCTATGGAGGAGCTGGGTAGGCAGGCCGTATTCATGGCTCGTGCTCAACTTCGTGCGGCTAAAAACAACACCACCGTAGAGGAGGAGTATGACAAGCTGGTCAAAAACTACGAGCGCAGTAGGCTGTCCTCTAGCAGGAGAGCCATCCTAAAATTCATTGACGAGAACCCAACGATTCAGCACCCCGACACAGGTGAGACCGTTGTTCTCAACGCAAGCAACCCCGCTCACGTTGACCTGATTACTCAGATTTTGGCTGACCAAGCGGTGACTAAAGAGGAGTTGCAGAAGGATGCCATCATCAACGATGTGCTACTACCAAGGATTGTAGCCAACATTGAAAAGCTTCTAGAGGATACTCAGATTGCCGACATTCTTGGAATCTACAGCGTGGAAGACCTTGACTTTGATAAGCTCAGAGAAAGGCTAAACAAGTTGAAGAGGCATCACATCATCAACCTTGACTACAGGCTTGACGACTACATTGTTAACGACTCGGTGTACGGCATCGGGTACATGCACGCTTTGGTGCAGGGCAACATCGACATGCCCAGTAAGCTCGACCGTCTGGTAAAGCGTAAGGGTCTGAAGGCTAGAAAGGGTGCGTTCTTTGGCATGCTGGATACCGTAAACTCCTACCTGTCCAACGTCATTCCCACTGACAGGATAACCTTTGCCAAGCTTAGGGTTGCGATTGGTTTGGCACAGCTAACCAATGACTTTGCTAAGGCTGACTTCATTCACAGTCAGGTTGTTGAGCTTCTTGAATCTGAGATTGACAGAATCACTGAGGAGGGTGGAAGCGTAACCACGAGAATGGATAGGGCTATCATGCAGCTTTACTCTATGGCTAAGCAGATGCCCGAGTTTGAAGGTGAGCGCGGACAGGCTGAAGCTGCTTGGTACTTGGAGCTTCGTAATGCAATGCGTAGAACCATTGACTACTACGCTGAGCAACAATCTTTTTCTAATCAAGAGATTGATGAATTTGAAGATGCATTTTCATACCTGTTTAATCAGGCTGAAACCCTTCCCGAGATGATTGCTCGTATCGAGTCTGAACGAAAGGACGTGGTGGAGATGGTGCAGTTCACAGCTGACATCCACACCAGCCTCATGCCAGCGTTCAGGAACTACGTTGAAAGGTATCTTGGAAAGGAGTTGGTTGTGGAAGACAACTACACGGCGTTCGAGGTTATCCCAGAGACGGGAGCAAAGGACGTGGACGACATGCTTCAAATGCGAATCTCTTTGAT